AAAATGAAACCTATCAAGTTTACCGCCACTACAGAATCTAACGAAGATGAATCAGACAGAACAGCGTCGGTAGATAAGTCTGTTATGACCGAGCTAAACAGTGACTTTACCAATCAGCTAATAGCATGGCGTAAGATATTGAAAATCAGGGATACATACTTGTCACAGTTCAAGCGTTATGCTTATGAAGGTAAATTGCACCCGACTAACAATTTACATATAGCCAGAACTTATAGATCAAGTGCCTCTAATCCCAACTCGCAGAATATTCCGAATAGAGATCCCGAAGCAGAAAAGTCAGTACGTAGTGGTGTTGTTCCTAGTAAGGGAAACTTCTTACAGGAAGTTGACTACAAAACAATGGAAATCAGAATCTTAGTTTCTCTTACCCATGATCCTGCAATGTTGGAATATATTCGTAGCGGTAACGATATGCACTTGGACGAAGGTGTAAAGATATTCGGAGGCCCTGTAGAGTTAATATCCAAAGATATGCGCTTTAATGTAAAAGGTGGGTGGTCATTTGCAGAAGTCTATGGTTCCTATTGGGAGAATTGTGCTAAACATATTTGGGAAATAATTGATAAAGTTAAGAATGCAAAAGACGAAACATTGAGAGAACATATAGCACAACATTTAAAGATCAAAACATTAGCAAAGTATGCAAATCATTTACATGACTGTGAGGATGAATTCTGGAAAAAATATAGAATGACTAAGAGATGGCAGACTAATATTCTTAAATTCTATGAAAAGCATTCCTATGTGGAAATGCCTTTCGGCTTTAGACGTGGGGGCTTACTTTCGAGAAATAAAATTATCAATACACCTGTGCAGGGTACAGCATTTCATTGTTTACTGTGGTCTTTAATACGATTGGTTAAATATGAGCTTAAACCATTCAAATCAAAGATTATTGGTCAGATACATGACAGTTTGATAATGGATATGTATCCTCCAGAAGAACAGGAAGTTAATAAAATAGTTAAACGTGTTATGTGTAAAGATGTTAGGGAAGCAAATCCGTTTATTACAGTACCATTGGATATAGACATTAAAAGATCGGAGGTTAATGGCTCATGGTACATGAAAAAAGAGAAGTAGTTAAAGTTAAAGTGTACAAAGATTCATTTCTGGAAACAGATAAGAATACTATGATTCGCAGATATGCTAAACGATATTCTGCTTTACGGAAATTTGCTAATCATGATACTAATGTTATACAGATAATAAAAGGTATGCGTCGTCTTGGAATGTGCATGATTGGTTATGACGAAGTAAAGTATAAAAAATATACATTAATGAAATTTGAAAGGAAGACAAATGGATAGTAAGAAAATAAATCAGGAAGTTTCTTTATTGTTAGAATATTTTGATGAGCGGAAATTAAAAATGACTGAAAAGCTGGCTATATTAGATGCTACATCAGGTTTATTTAAAGCAGTTATTCAAGTAGAAACTATGCAAGCTATGACAGCAAAGTATTTGGGGGGAAACTAATGATAATAGCTAATGAGATAACGATACCAGATTATTGTCCTATAAAATGTCCGGGTAATAAAGAATCCTTTAGTCAAGGTGGTTTATGTAGTAATTGCCCTATATTTTTATGTCGAAAAACTGAATGTCTTGATGAAGAAGGTAAGACTTTTGATTTTTGTGTAGTAGAACCAGAATGTTATCGAAAGGATTGGGCGATTGAATGGTCGCGTTGGTGGAATACTGATATGAAGGATTTACCAAATCTTATGTTAATGCAGGAGAATGACAATGCTAAATAGAAGAACACAGGAAAGCAGCTTGCCTCTGCATACAAAATACAGACCTGATTCTTTTGATACTTTTATTGGCAATAAAGCAACGATCAAATCATTGAAAGCGGTATTGGATAAGAATAGAGTTAAAGCTTTTATGTTTTCCGGTCCTGCTGGAACTGGAAAAACAACATTAGCTAGAATTATTAAGAACTATTTGGGATGTTCTGATAAGGATTTTGCCGAGTTCGATATGGCAAAGTCAGGCGGCATTGATACAATCAGAGATATTATTAGCGAATGTCGTTATGCACCTATTCATGGGGACTATAAAATATATCTGCTAGATGAAGCGCATCAACTATCAAGTGCTGCCGCTAATTCCCTATTGAAAATACTAGAAGATTGCCCATCGCATGTTCGCTTTATTCTCTGCACAACCGATCCGGGTAAAGTAATTAAAACAATTCAAACACGCTGCTCAAAGTTTTCTGTATCTTCTTTAGCTAAAGTAGAAATGCTTGATTTGCTGGAATATGTTTGTAAAAAAGAAAAAATAGATATTTCAGATCGTATTATGAAAGCATTGATAATCAAGAGTGAAGGTTGTGCTAGGGAAGCATTGGTAACATTAGATCAAATAGCTAATGCTAAAGGGGATGATGACGTTCTGGAAGCCATTATAGACGGTACGATTAACAGTGAGGATGCGGCTAATGCGATTGAATTATGTCGGGCTTTACTGTACAAAGAACCATGGAGTAAAGTAGCGGGTATGTTAGCTAATATAAATGCAGAACCGGAAACTGTTAGACGTACAATTTTAAGTTATATGACTAAAGTTGCTGTAGGAAATAAAAATGGGGATTCAACTATTCGCGCCATACGTCTTATAGATTTATGCGAAAAGAATTGGTTTGATTCTGGCAAGGCCGGATTAGTTAAAGCTGTTTATCTGGCATGTCGAGTAGATAGGGGATGTAATGGCGGATATTAGAATTATACACGGCGACTGCATGGAAGCGATGAAGAAAATGCCGGACAAGGCGTTTGACCTTGCCATCTGTGACCCACCGTATGGGATTAACTTGAAAGGCAAAAATATTATTCCCAATCCAAATGATATTAAAGATTTCAACACAGAATGGGATAAATCGATACCTTCTAAAGATTATTTCAATGAGTTAGTAAGGGTTTCCAAAGAACAAATTATTTGGGGTGGTAATCACTATCTTGATTATCTTGGCTTTTGTAAAGCTCCGATAGTTTGGGACAAATTAAATGGAGATTCCCCGTATGCCGACGGTGAATTTGCCTGGACATCAAAAGGACTTCCTAGAAATCTAAAAATATTTAGACATCAATGGTGTGGTGCTTTTAAGGCTAGTGAACGTGGAGTTATCAATATCCACCCCACCCAAAAACCCGTCGCCCTTTACCAGTGGCTTCTTAAGAACTACGCCAAACCGGGTGACAGGATTTTAGACACCCACGGCGGTTCATGCTCACTCGCTATCGCTTGCGACATTATGGGGTTTGACGCAACAATTTACGAAATTGACGCTGATTACTACAAAGCGGCGATTGAAAGGTTTGAACGGCATAAACGACAACCTACTTTTGATTTATTTAATATTAATAAAGTAAGATTGAACAGAAGAGTATTAAAAAGGAGACAGCACAATGGGAAAGTATAAAGAGGATATGATTATTGACAAAAATAATCTGGATGAAGAATGGGAGCAGCAACCTTTGAAAGTAGAAAAGTGGGGTATGCGATTAGTTGATGCACAAACAATAAGAGATGATTTTAAAGATAAATTAGATTTATCTTATGCTAGAATTGGGGGTATGATTCGTGCTAATCCAGCAGATTATGGTTTGAAAGACAAACCAACGGAAGGCGCTATTAGTGGAATGATAATCAGAAATAAGGAATATAAGCTGTTAAGAAAGGAGGTTCTCGATGCTGAGAAAGAAGTAGCTAGTTTAACAGTGGTGATGAAAACATTGGAACATAGAAAGCGCGCCTTGGAAAGACTACAAGATTTATTTTTCAGTGGCTACTGGTCTGAACCTAGAGAACGTAGGGGCGCACCTTCTGAGGGGCATAGAGAAAATGTTAATAAGGCAAAGGTAAGGGAAGCATTAGAAGATTATGATAGTAACTTGAAAAGGAGGAAATAAGTATGGGCAAACGTGATTTAAGAGACGAATTTTCAGAAGATGAATTAAGAAGTAGAACGCAAGAGGGTTATGATAGGAAGGATCGTATGGGTATGAGTACCCGCTATTTTATCGTTCCCGAGGATGGTGAAGCATTGCCGTTATGGAAGAACAAACCTACGAAGGAAGACCCACATATCATTGACGTTATTCCTTTTCGTGCTGGCAAAAACTTTCCACAGGTTGATCCAAAGCATCCGATTAAGAAGGGCGACGCCGTATATGTAATGGAAGTATTTACGCATTCTAATATTGGCCCTAATAAGAAAAGCATTGTATGTCCTTCCAAGAATTATGGCGAACCCTGTCCTATATGTGAGGATGTGGAAGAACGTTTGCGTAACGGTGAAGTATGGGATGACGTAAAGAATGTAGCTGCTAAACGTCGTTGTGTTTACAATATATGGTGTCATGATTCAAAGAAAGAAAAAAGAAAAGGTGTTCAGATTTGGGAGGTATCACATCGTTATTCGGAAAAAGAAATTCAAGCGCAGGTTAAGAATCCGAGAACGGGCGGCGTCGTACCTTTTTCACATCCCAGTCAAGAAATTGGAAAATCAGTATCCTTTGAAACGGATGATGATGAATACAATACAATTCATGGTCATAAGCTGATTGATCGTGAAGAAGATATTCCTACAGAAATTCTGGAAGGCGCTTTCAAACTTGATAAATATCTTGATCGTCCCGATTATGATGAAATCAAGAAACTTTATTATGGTAAAAAAGGCAAGAAAAGGGATGATGACGACGATGACGATGCTGATTTACCAGTACGCAAAAAGAAACATGATGACGATGACGATGATGATGATGACATTCCGCGTAAAAAGAAAAAATATGATGATTACGATGATGAAGATGAAAAGCCCAAGAAGAAACGTCGTGCTATAGACGAAGATGATGACGATGTACCGGATTATAAA